AGCCGAGCTACGTCGCCTGCTTGTGGTTTGTTTTGGTGGGGGCGGTCATCCCCAGACTTATGCTTACCTTAGAGTCGTAGATGTTAGTAACGTTTTGCAATCTTTAAATGGAATGAAACGCGAAAACTGTTCCCTAACGGGAGACTCGAGGGACACACGGGCTAAAGTAATTTGACTAGCTGACAAACCAGAGAAACCATACAATTTGACGTAATCTTGTTTTTCAGTACTATGGAGAAGGAGAAAGAAAAAATCGACCCGGCTGTAGGCGCGCAACCTGCCATAGCCCGGTCCGCTGTTGAACGACAACCTAAATCCAACAGCAATCTTCATAGAAACTCCACTTGGGTGGTCAAATCGAGGGCCAGTGCACCCAAGGGTTATACTAAGTTATCCACATCCGCTCCCACCACGTCTCCACGTGAGTCAGACTCATTATCTGGCAATAAACGTGCCGTTGGTAGGGACGGAACTGGACGACCCAATTCTGGCAACCGCGGTGGATGCCGCCCTTTTGAGGGAAAGTGCAACACCTGCGGTCAATTCGGCCATAGAGCGCGAGACTGCAGAACTAAGAAGTCTTGGAAAGCCTCATCGAAGGACAACAAGCTGGTTGCAGAATCCCTGGCCAAAGAGCAAGAAGAATTAGAAGGCAAACGAGATGCCTTTGACGACCTTGGAGACGTCGAAATAATCTCTACACGGCTTGATGAAGCGTTGGCTGAGCTTGAGGAACTCAAAAGCCAAAAAGAAGAAGAGAAGACTCTTGAGGAAAAGGAAGAAGAAGAACGCATGCTGGCCATCGCGACGAAAAGGCGCGAGGCGATTGTATATCAGATTGCGAGTATAAAATGGGACAGAGCGACACCTAAGGGCTTGCCCACTGCTGCATTGTCAGCGGGAGTGTCGTCGTTCATCTATCTTCTCCTGAGGCAAAAATATGCCGGTGGCTGGAAGGAAATAGCAGTCATTATACTTAAGAAGTTAGCTTTCTCATTCTCAATCGCTGTGGCGGCCCATCTCCTGGACGCCCTTCGCCGTTGGTGGTGCAACATGTCACAGTGGCACCATCCTCCCAAAATCGAATGCGGTTTCAAATTTGAGAAACTCCTAGACGTTGACATTGGTGGAGATGGACGTCCAGACGCGCTTAGTCCGTGCGAGATAGTGCACGAGGATCCTAAGCTTGCTGAAGTGGTCTACTATGAGGAAGGAATTGACCACCATCTGGAATCAGAGCCTATCACAGTTTCACTTGAAGCTGCTGCGCAAGTAGCACACCATGCCAATTTGAGCCCACAACTGAAAGAAGAGACAGTTGCCATTAAGGTAGATATGGCGCTGGGGAAACTCATGACTATGAATCAGGATAGATTCTCATACGTAGGTCCGGACAATATTATTACAGCCACGTCCAGACTCGTTTATGGCATTCGTAAGGCAACCGAGAAAAAAGCACGTGACAATGGTTTGCCTTTTTGGCTGGCCGGCAATCCTACCGAACCTTGGGATATGGCTACAGATACGGGGAAGTCCCTTTGGCAAGCCTTGGCGCTGTCAAAGATTGCGACATCAGCCTGGTCGAACACGACAGGCAAAAACGGACTCCTGTATATGTTAGCCTCGGACCTCATATCCAAGGTGTTGCTCTCCCCCATCCGGACCCGGATGATGTAGACACCATGATTGCTGGCACGATCAAGAGATTTGCAGCTTTGCCGCCTGAGCCTGATAATGTCCTACTCGAAAAGTTTGGCGAGTACGTGGACTTATGGCTGAAAGCAAATCTTGTGCCCTTATCGCCAGATGTCGATAGCTCTTTTGACACCTGGCTGGCGAAGACAAACTATCCTGAATGGAGGAAGCAGGAACTCCGGGAGGCCAATGAAAGCTTCCGTGAGATATGGGACGATCCTAGAAATTTGGACGTTAACTCCTTCATGAAAGACGAGGGCTATGCTGCTGACGAATTCAAGCATGCCCGTGGTATTAATTCGAGGACTGATGCTTACAAGATGGCGGTTGGGCCGTTGTTTAAGCTGATCGAGGAAGAGGTCTTTAAGCTGCCCGAATTTATAAAGAAGGTGCCCGTGGCTGAAAGAGCCAAGTACATCATGGACCGTTTGTACAGAGAAGGCGCCACTTATATTGCCACAGATTACACGTCTTTCGAGGCTCTATTCACCCGCAAATTTATGGAGGTGTGTGAGTTCAAGCTCTACAAATATATGACCCAGGCATTGCCCCAGGCGGCGGATTTTAAACGCCATATGGATGAGGTATTAGCTGGTCACAATAAATGCACATTCAAACACTTCATTGTGAAGGTTTGGGCCACTCGCATGTCAGGCGAGATGTGCACCTCTCTTGGAAATGGCTTTTCCAACCTCATGTTGATGAACTTCGCCCTAGAATTTGTAGGATCCAAGGGTGTGAAAGTCGTGGAGGGGGATGATGGACTATGTCGTGTGGATGGAACTGTACCCACACCAGAACTATTTGAGAAGTTAGGTATGAAGATAAAGCTGGAGAAGCATATCGACATATCTCGAGCCTCGTTCTGTGGACTAGTCTTCGATCCTGAAGAGTGTACTATCGTAGCCGACCCCAAGAAGGTTCTCGCTTCTTTTGGGTGGACGTCGTCGCGTTACGTAAAGTCAGGCTCAAAGGCCCTAAAACAGTTATTGCGAGTGAAAGCTCTTTCATTCGCACATCAATACCCGGGGTGTCCGGTAATCAGCTCATTGGCCCATTACGCATTAAGGAACACCCGAGATGTCCGCTACATCCCCAGGCGAATTTTAGAATCAATAGCCTGGTGGGACAGAGCAAATATCATTCCTCTAGTTAAATTTGGGAACCGAAACGATGTAGGTGTGCACGCATTCACTGACGAGCCACCGAGACAGGAGCCAGGTCTGAGGACCCGTGTCCTAGTCGAAGAAGTATTCGGAATCCCCATCCAGGCGCAGATTGCGATTGAGAAGATGCTGGATGATAAAGAGGACCTAGAACCGTTTGAATGTCCATTGGTAGATTTTCCGTCAGCTTGGACGGACTACTTCAGTTGGTATGTTCTAGAAGTGCCTGACGGTACGGCATTAAACTACCCAGGCGAGCTATGGCAAAAGCGAGCCGGCCACGTGAAGGAGTGGGAATTTACTTAGTCAGTGACGCCTGACTGGGGGGTTCCTTTCGGGTCACACCCTTCCG